TTTTGAAGAACCAATGCTCCAGTATAGTTGTAATTCGTTATCATGTTCAAAATGGTTGATTTGTTCCATCTACCACCTTTTAATGCACGCTCTCCTTCATTGTTTAGGATATTTGCTATCATCTGAACTCCGCATCCTTCAAGGTACAATTTAAATACTCTTTTCACGAGTTCTGCTTGCTCAGGTATGAGTACAAGCTTTCTATTAACTATCTTATAACCATACATGTCTTTGCCACCCCAGAGGATTCCTTTTTCATAATCCTTTTTAATTTTCCATTTGATGTTTTCAGAGTTTGAACGTGCTTCTTCTTGTGCGAAGGAGGCTAGGAATGTTAATACCATCTCACCTTCAGCACTCAATGTATGCAGGTTCTGTTCCTCAAAGAATACATCAATTCCAAGTGCTTTTAATTCCCTAACTGTCTTTAACATCGTGAATGTGTTTCTTGCAAATCTTGATATGGACTTAACTACAACCATGTCGATTTTACCTGCCTTACAATCGCTTATAAGCCTTTGGAATTCTTCTCTTGAGTCCTTTGTTCCAGTTAATGCTTCATCCGCATAAACGCCAGCAAATTCCCATCCTTCGTGCTCTGATATCATTTTGTTGTAATAACTAACTTGAGCAGCTAGGGAATGAAGCATGGCATCTTTACCAGTTGAAACTCTAGCGTATGCTGCTACTCTAGTTTTCTTTTGTAACTTTGGTAATGCATCTATCTTTGTTATCCGTTTCTGATCCATTTTGGTCCTCCTTCTTTGGTAGTATATATATCACTCTAAATCGATTATTTATCAAGTCATTAGCCCGATAAAGACTATCTTTTTTGATACAATATTTACTTGCCAAAACAGACTCAGCTTTTAAGTAATCAGCATCGTTTAGTATACCTTTGTTCTTCATTACGACAAGGTGTACAAGTGATGCATAGTACTGTTCTATATTTTTTATATTCATTGTTTATTACCTCTTTTCGTTTTGTATTTTGTAAAGCAGGCAATGCTACAATAGATTCTCTTTTTGTTTCCATATGCTACAAAATCAGAATTACAACATTGACATTTGAAAGTATAAAATGCTTTTTTCTTCACTTCCGTTGCATGTGAGTTCCACCATGTCATTCTGCATTTATCACTACAAAATTGACGCTTCTTTTTACCAGGCGTTTGCTTTACTCTTTTACCGCAGTTCTTACAATTTCCATACAATTCAGGATCGTTGAGTTTTGATGTACATACATTTCTAACTGCACTTGGAGTAAGGGATAACTCTTTTGCTATAGCTTTATACCCTAAACCAGTTTTCTTTAATTCGATAATTTTATCTTTTAGATCTTTTTGCATTTGATCTACCTCCTCATAGGTCAAATGGGAAGTCGAGACACTTTTGCCAAAAGAAAATAAAAAAGCCTACCAGATTAACTCCGATAGGCTGAATGCAATATTATTCTATTTTGTAAGTTGCTTAATAACCTGGTTAGTCCCTGTTGCCGCTAGTCCTGAAGCAGCACCAACAACAAGAGCCACAAACACATTCTCAGTATTTAATACACCAGGAATAAAATAAAAACTTACTATGCCACAGATGATTCCAAGTACTGCTGCAACAAGTGGTATGAATCTAAGAAACTTCTCACTATTATTTGTTGCCTTCTTGATAATATCAATGATTGCATAGACTACTGATGTAATTACTGGAATGGTTATGAATGTATAATCCATATGAAAACTAAAGCTTTGATGCAAGAATCAAAGCTTTTTTTATATAGGCAAAGGAATTAAATAAATAAAAAAGCTTGCTCAATAGAATATCAAGCAAGCATTAATTATTATTTACAACTTCAATTATAGTCTGAACTATCTTACCGCTACTAAACGTCCCTTAACTTCCCCGCGGTGCAGTCTTTCCAAGCCTTCAGGGATTTCATCAAAGGAAATCGCGTGTAGTTTCGGTTTCAGTTTACCGGTTGCAAAGTAGCCATATACATCCTTAATATCTTGGGAGGTTCCGCCGCAACTGCCGACAACCTGGACTTGTTTAAGGATTAATGACCTTGTATTGATCGTGGACTCTAATTTGCCCATGCCGACGACTACGACTTTACCGCCGGGCGCTACCGCCTCGATGGCATCGGCCGTGGTTTGACCAAATCCGGCAAAATCAACTATCACGTCGCACTGTGCAGGCGCTAACTCGAGGGCGCTACTATAGACGTGTTTGATACCCATTTCTTCGGCGAGTTGCCGGGCTTCAGGACTGATATCGCATGCATATACATCACAATTATCGATCAGCGCCATCCCAGCAGCAAACTGTCCTAATCCGCCTACTCCAATGATACCTACTTTCATACCTGGCTTGGCACCGCCGGCTTTATACAAGGCATGATAGGAGGTCATGCCGGCATCAGTAGCAGCTGCTCCCTCTAAGAAACTGACATTATCGGGCAGCGGGACCAAGCAGTCAACGGGAACCATGCATTTGTCAGCGTAACCGCCATCGCATTGATATCCGATAGCCCAGGAGCGTCCGGTTTCGGCGCTGAGTTTTTCGGAGATGGGAGCAACACCGACCCTGTCTCCTATTTTAAAGCCTTCAACACCTTCGCCGACTTCGATAATGATGCCGGCATTTTCGTGTCCCATGTACATCGGATGAGCTGTAATGATACCAATCCAACCCGGATCTTCCAAAGCTGCGACGTCGGAATGACATAATCCAGCAGCCTTAACCTCAATAATAACGAATCCTGGTTGAACTACCGGATCAGGTTTTTCAACCAACTTGAGTGGAATGTGAGTGTCTGTAAACTGCCAACCTTTCATATAAAAAACCCCCTTTTTAGATTTTTTTCTTATATTAACATAAATTTTTTATAATTTCAAGAATTTTCTATGTTTTTATAGATTATTTTACCATTGGATGAGTTGTTACGACTACAGATAGAAATATTATTTGTAACATAACAGTGTATGATTGTAAATGATATGAGACTTAAAGAATAAAAAAAGAAGAAAAAAACAAAGGGGTCTAAGGGGGAATGAGTCCCTCTTATAGTATCAGTCCGGTTTTCTTATCAAACGGCTCCAGATAATCAGTCATGCCCCGGGAGATCAGGTATTCCCTCATTTCAACCGGAGTCCGGTAATTAAGCGGTGTCATTCCAATGTTGTTAGACCGGCACAGGTATCTTTTCATTTGTTCCTGAAGATCTTCATAATCGTAGAATCTTAAATGCTTATAGAATCGTTCGTTATCAGACCGATGGCTTCGTTCGACTTTACCGTTATGCCTTGGTGTCCGCGGTTTAATGGTTTTATGAATGATTCCTAGTTTTTCACAGGCAAGTGGTTTCCTGGAAATATGCGAATTCCTGACCATTGTCGGTTTGAATAATCCTTGGTATATATCCGAAGTAACAGACCCTTTGAAATGAAAAAAATTCGCACGAAACCCCAGGCTCAGTGGTAGGTCTTTACCTGTAGAGATTTAGACCCCCCTACCCCAAAATATTAGTTTTATTAGACTGTTTTGCTAGATTCTAAGCATTTTACCTAGATTCGTTCGTAGGAACTCGTATCATCCAAAGGGGATAATAACCTCATCGCTTGGTTCAAATCAATAGATAGTTTTTGAGCCAACAGATGAAACTACTATCTATTTAAAGCGATATGATTTGTGCATCTTGCATGAGTCTTTTAGCAAGTGTCTCAACAATATGCGTATCTATATTCATGTTCTTCCAACTTGAGAGCGGTCGATTCGTAACTAATATTATACTTCTTGTTTCTTGTAAGAACATAAGTAACTTATAAACTTGGATCAATTCTTCTTCTGATGGTGTTAGATAAAACATATCATCCACAATCACCATATCAGCAATTAAGATATTATTCCAAGTTTTTTTCTTTATCTTGGATTCGACTAATAATTCTTCTTGTGTCACATAAACCACTTTCGTACCTTTGTCTATAGCACAATTACCAATCGTAGTCGCAAGTGAAGTCTTACCAGTTGAACAGTCCCCAACAATAATGATGTTTTCTCTTGTTTCATTAAAGTCCATTTCTTTTATTCTAGATAACTGCCACTTGAGACCATCACTAATTCTTAACTCATCAAAGACGAGTGGTTTTAATCTTGACATGTGCTTTAAGTCTTTAAGCTTGTTCTTCTTCCTAATATTTACTTCTTCTAGTAATACCTTATACAAATAATCTTTATTAGAAATGGTTTCATCATTTAAATCAATGATGCCACTTGCAATATTTTGTAAGTTTAAGGTTCTAGCTAGATCTTGGATTACTTTAATATCTGCCATCATATAACTCCTTTCTAATTTCTTCAGCTCTAATTTTATAATGTTTAATCGTATGTGGTGGTAACACCTTTTTAGCAAGTATCTCACCCATTTTATAAACTAACCACGAACACAGTTCAAACGCACTACAAATATCCACTTCCACACAATAACGCATACCTTCAGCAATAATCTCTTTTGCATAATGCTTCTTTAAACTTCCAATCTTCCTGCACTGTGGATAAACATATCTTGGTTTTTGTTCTCTAAGTCTTTTAAAGAAGATACTTGAGATTTCATAATCTTTATACTCATCAAGTAAGACTTCTTCAATGGTTGGTTCATCATGAACTTCAACATTTAATGTAACAACATTTCCTTTACCTAGTAATAGTCTATGTTTACAAAGTAATTCATTCGTTCCTGCATGATAGAAAATAAGTTGATCATCGTATCGTTCGATTCTAATCCTATCACCTTCATTCACACTCTCACTTGGTAATTTATAAAGGTTATCTCTATATTCAACTGTATCGTGATATACGGTATGAATGACAATCTCATCGTTTTTCTTTTCCACATACTTTTGTAGTTTTGGATATTCTTTCTTAAATAGTTCTCGTGGTGGTTTTTTAGTGATTTCATGTATCATACCATTACCATCTCTATCTAACCATCCAATAAATTCTTGAGTAAGTCTATCAATCCCATAATAGATTCTGCCATCTAAGAATTGATGTTTGATGTAGTCTACTGTCTTTTCAATCTTACCTTTGGTTGATGGATCATAACCTTTACATAAGTAAATCGTAAATCCTGTTTCTTTAATAAAATCTTCAAACTCTTTGACGAATATCACTTCACCTAAGTTTTCAGATACCACCATTGTTTTATCTTGGTCATAGACAATCATTTGAGGTCTTCCACCAAAATACTTAAACGCAGCAATATGAGCATCAATCGTTTTCTTGATATCAAATGGATCAACTGAAAAATAAGCAAACTTCATCCTTGAAAATGATAACGTCATACAAAAGAAATAAATTCTAACATTCTTCTTATATTCAGTTCTCATCACATACTGACCAAAATCAACTTGAGCTTCATAGCCTGGTTCAGTTACTTCTCTAATTTGAAATTTACGTTTTGGTTTAAGTAAACCTGTTTGTTCTCTTACTTCTTTTACATACTTGAAGAACGATGAACTTTGGACATCAAATTCAGAAAAGTCATCCTTAATCCTTTTATATAAAACGGTATTATTAATTTGAGGACTGATTTTCAAAATCTCAATGATGTATTGTCTATAGTTATCTAAGACATACTCATGATTCTTTTGAAAAGCATTAAAGAATGCTTGATCTTTGTCCCACCAGTTACAAATTGTTTTATATGATAGATTCAACTTTTCAGATACTTTGACTTTTGACAGTCCTAGTTCCTTATACTCTTGAAGCTTCTTGTATTGTTGTATACTTAACATTAATTTCACCTCCTATAGATTGTTAGTACACATCTACAACTTTAATTTCACAACTACATCACCTCCTTTTTAATGTAATTATTAAAATAAAAAACCCATAGAAATCTCTTATAACAAAAGAATTCTATAGGGTAATCTAATATATATAACTAATCTTTATTTGGTCTATCAATCAGTACTACTTCCAAGGCACCTGCAATACTCCAAGGACGATCTATTTCTAAAGTCAATACTCTATCTGTATTTAAATACTTTTCACCAATATCAAATACAACACTTATTTCTACAGATGAGCCTTTTTCAGGAATAAATGGTTCAAAACTTGATTCTACTGCATTAATATGAGCATTAGCTTTAAATGTTTCTCCTAAAGAACTATTCCATACTGTAAAGCCAACACCTTTCTTAAGTTTAAACCATTCAGGGTTAATAGTATTCTCCTCAGACTTTTCAAGCGTTAGTCTTGTTACAATAATTTTTACAGTAATGAATATGCCATTCTCAAATTTGGAATCATACTCAACATCATCTTTTATATATTTGGGAGATTCTGTAATACCAATTACTTTAAACACATATTCGTTATCAATTCGCGATGTTTCCTCATTAATATAAGTATTAGAGTCTAATCTGTCTAAATCTTTGCTACAACTAGATAGTAATAACATAGAAAACATTACAATAATAACTAACCCTAATTTATTAATATTCATATAATTCTCCTTTTTTGATTATTCAATTCCTAAAGCTTTTATTACTGCATCTTCAGGACTACTATAAAAACTCAATTGAAATTTAGCAAACAAATCAGCTGGTACAGTTGCAATATCAATTGCACTGCTCATCGGTATCAAGATTTTCTTAGCTCCAGCATCAAATGCAACTTGTAAAACTGATGCTAGTTCCTCAACTTTATTTAATGTACCACCTATACTCATAGAACCTAATACTACGAGTTGAGATTGAATTGGTCTATTTAATGCACAACTACAATAACCAACTAATGCTGCAAGAGAAATATTACTATCTAATCCAACTCCTTGACAATCTTGGATATGCATTGAATACTCTTTAGAGTCAATCATTATTGTCTGACTTATATGTTTGGCATTTGATCTAAAATAATTCTGAGCTGTCTTAAGTGACTCTTTTGCATCTTTTGAGTTAGACATTCCAAGCACTTCAAACTTACCATTACCATCAGTGATTGTAGTTTCTAATTTGAACAAGCCTTTCATGCCATTACTTCCTTTAGCAATCGTGTAGATATGCCCAGGTTTACCAACACCTTCTGGAATTAATTGCCCACCACCTTGTTCAAGTACTGGGACAAATTTTTCTTCCATATCAGCAAGTTTAATATAAGACAATTGAACATCATAAAATTCCATTCCACCAATTTTCTTTAACTGTTCTTTGACTCTCCGTCTGCCTTCAATAGCGTACTTTAATATTTCTTCAATGTCTTCTTCTGAGTACTTGCCATCAGGATAAATAATCTTAGTCAATCCTGACACCATTTTTCTTACTGCAATTGTATCTCTTTGATTCAAACATCGTCCTAATTTGAAATACTTATCAAAAGCGTCAGTTTGAGGAATTTTTCTCATTTCTCTCATAAACTCTGCAATGTAGTCAGAAATAAATCCGTAATTGTCAGTGAAGTATTCAGGTCTCATCTTAGGAATTTCCCATCCAGGAATGTAAGAATGCATACGATCAAAGAATGCACTATCAATCATAGCTTCTGGGAATGGTTCAAATAAATGAGATGTTTTTAATAACGAATCAACACTCTGGTTGATGTTTCCAACAAAGACCATAGATGCATTTGCTTGAATTGCATCTTTACCTCTTGCAAATGATCCAGATGCCATATAATCCTTCATAATTTGAACACCATCTTTATCTTTGAAAGAAATACCAGCTACTTCATCAAATGCAACTACATCCCAAATGCCAACTAGTCCAACCTGTCTTCTACTCATATTATAGAATAGGTTAGCAACAGTTGTTTGACCACCTGAAACTAATATTGAGTTAGGAGAAAGTTCTTTATAAATATGAGATTTTCCTGTTCCTCTTGGACCCAATTCACAGATATTAACGTTATTTTCAACTAATGGAACTAATCTAGCTAACAAATGCCATTTAACTCTATACTCGAATTGAGTTGGTTCCATACCACAAGAACGAAGAATAAAATCAATCCATTCATCTTTAGAAAATTTATGTCTTGCTTCAATAATTTCATTTTTATCTAAATTAGGCATTTGAATTGGTGTAATATCATTAATGATGAATGGGCTTTGTTTTCTATCATCTTCACTAAATAAATATGAAAGATCCACAATACACCAGATTCCACCAGCAAGTAGTTTTTCAAATTCTCTTACATATTTAGGATGAACCTGAATGCTATGAATACCTAGAAAAAGGAAATCAGCTTCAAACTGGTCATTCTTTTCATTCAATTTGACATTTACTTTATCAATGACGGTATGACTTCCATTTTCTTTGATTTTAGCTTTTATCTTCTAAGCCTCATCAGGTCTTACATAGTGGTCTGATAATATGT